CCACGACGAGGATCCAAAGGGTACTGAACCAAGTCGGGAGTGCCGCGAAATGCTCGAAGAAAATTTTTACCTTCTCCATAGCAACTGGATTGTCACTAAAGACTCCCCAAGCAAGGACTATTATGGGCGCCGACAAAATCACCAAAACGAATTCGTCCTTGTAATCGTTTTGACGAGCTTCTAGAAGTTTACCTTGGTAAGCTTCTTCACCTCGAGCTTGACGCTCTGCATGTAACAATTGTGCATCAGACATTGCGACTTTTGCCCGTTGCTTGTTAGCGTAAATCTTACTGCCTGCAGAAACGGCTAGTTTAATTGCCGATAACCACATGATTTAATACCAAGTGGCTTTAACAGGTTTCTTATCAGCTCTTAAAGCTTTAGTTCCTTTTACAGTAACTACTTCTGCTTTAGTACCACTCGTCATAGGAATAGTAACGCCGCCTGTTGCATAGCCATCAGCTCCAACCCCTAATTCTTTTACAACTTTAGGGTCTTTGTCCATAAATTTTGAACCTCTTTGCCAATCTTTGCTCATAATGTTTCTCCTTGTTAATATTATAGTTAATTTTTCTTAAAATTTCTACCGAAATCGTGTCGTTTACTTTGATCTGCCATTTGTTGTTTAGCAATAGACACTCCTGCACGCAATCCAGCTAATTCTTCGTTTTGTTCTAGCTTTTCATCGTGTTGTTGGTCGTTCATCATAGCTCTCATTGTGTCTAAATCTAATCTTGCTTCATTATTTGCATTTTTATCTTGATCAGCTCTAGCTTTTAAGTCTAATTCACGTGATTTTAGTTTTAATAATGGATCACCACCTACTTCAGAACTAATTTTATCTTCTTCTTTAGCATAATCCATAGTCATTTCTGCAATTAACACTGCTTTTCTAGCTTCCATTATAGAAGTTAGTTGTTGAGCACGTTGTTGCATTTGCATTGCTTGTGGATTTTGTTGCATCATCGTAGGATTTTGCATCATTGGTGCCATTTGTTGTTGAATCATTTGTAATTCTTTTAATTCTTCAACATATTCTAATTGA